CTGTTGTACCAGTCCGTGGCATTCAGTAATACACAAAACATCAGTATCGCAAAGATAATTATCTTTTTCATAATTCACTCCATTGGTTCATTTTTAGTCCTACAACTTTAAGCTGTGCCACTATAAACGACTCAGCATCCTTTTTCTGTTTTTCATTATTTGATAAATTCATGATCACTAAATTATATATTAAATCATCAAAAAAAGCTGGTATGTCATAATCTTTACTAATATCCGTTATCGAAGGAAACGCAACCTTGCATTTCATTTGGAAATCAGATTCGATATCAACGAGACTTTCAGCGAAATAAATTTCTAAGCCAACTACAGCTACGGCATTATCAGAATATATAAACTTTACTTTCTCTACCGTGGTCATAATTAATTCAAGATTTTCTTTTGATACAGTAAGTATTTTTGTAATCCTGGTATCAATTATCTTTAATAAATTTTTATCGGAATCATAATAAAGGCTGGTCGAGAATGTTCCGGTTTGGGAGGGTATTCTGCTATCAGCGGAAGGAATAGTAGTGTCGGCTGATGGAATATTGGTAGCTTCGGCTGAGAATACAATATCTATAAAGGAATCGAGAGGCTCAATTAAAGCATTAATTGTTGAGATAGCCTGATTTACACTATCCAGCATCAGGTTTTCACCGATCAAATCATTTAAATTCGCTTCAATTCTGTTTATTAATGTTTGGGGATTCATATATACCTGCCAGGTTTTTTACCGTGTTAAATATTATTGAACCGATTGCGAACTCAGTTAAATTTGTGCCATTCGTAAAGTCAAAGTCCGGTATGTAGATTATTGTCACTTTATTGATCGTTGACTTACTCTCAAAGCCTGAAAGAAAATCTATTGTAGTATTTCTAATGACATACTTTACCTCGTTCACCGAAGGAGCAAGAACGGTATTGTTCGTTGCTTTACTGATCTCGGCTCTTGTTGACTTGATTAATTTGAATTTATTATCAAAGCATTTTACATCAATTATTTTGAAGCAGGCTGGGACTTGATATGAAGAGAATTTGGTTGTTGGAAGTTTATAGTCGAGTTCTTCCTGCTCTAATTCATCGTCACCAGCACTTATGAGATAATCACGGAAAGCTGCCAGAAAAGCAGGCTTCATCTTTCCGCCATATTTGACCATTGCGGGATCATCGGCTGCACTCGCTATTCTCTTTTTAATATTTTCCCAGGTAGTCATTTTTGCATACCCTCCATCCAGTTAAGAACATTCTGAACAGTTAGTGCTTTTGCTGCTGCTATAAATGATCTCGTAAAGAAATTGCGGTTTATGAGCTCCTCACCGTCGGCTATATCACTGACTTTAGGGTTTATAATATAGGTAATCTCTATAGTGAGACCACTTACGGTTACCGAGGGGTGAAATAATATGTTAGAACTACTGACAAAATAGTAAACTATGTTATCTGATGGGGTTTCATCAGCATAATATCCAAGCCTTTTCCACTTATCAATATCAACTTCTTGAAATAGATAAGGGATTCTTGTGTCAATACTACTTGTAATGCTGTTGATGCCCTCAAATTCGATGATAGTCGTTGGTATAACAACCTGATTATCAGTTATTGTATGGGGCTGAATACTAACCATTCTCGGATACGCTGATAGCCTGAATTGACTTTGTAGTGACAACATTGCATCACCGAGAATTTCTATGATCTCGGTCTTATGATCAGCAAGCGGATCAGCGTGACCCAATTTTGATATGCTTGTCAGCAGTTCTAACTTTGTCATATTACTTATCCTTTCGGGGTAAGCATTTTAATGAGCATTTCCCTGTAGAAGAAACGCAATTCTTCAACGGTATAATCTTCCACAGGAACTTTGTTCACGGTTTTCTTTTTATACCGCTTGAACTCCTTCAAGATGGTTATTTTGTCCATTAACTGATAGTCGATTTCGTCCTCAAACTCACCAGATTCATAGACTTTTACCAGACCGTCATTAATAAAGGGCTCAAGGTCGTACCGGGCTCTTTCGGTGGCTTCCATTCTGCAATTACCGTCAAACTGATACGAAATAGATGGTTTATACATATTCCGTCCAAGATTATCTATCTTAGATATTTCCTTGTGAACACCACGAAGGGATGACCATTTCATGTTATTCAAAAGACGGAGAACATAGATTTTTTTCACATCATCTTTTTCGTAAAATTTGGGATCGTCATAGATGTTGTTCGGGGTAGGCGTGCTCCCTGCCTTTTCCAGCACCTTGACCTTTGCCTCTGCCTCGTCCTTCGCCTTCTCGGCTACCTCAACACGCTTGATTAGCTCAGGCATCATCTCAGATAATTGAGCTACCTGCTTTGCTAAAGCATCGTTAGGTTCGGCTTCTTTTACTGGCTTTTTAGCTTCAGCCATATATTTCTCCTTTATTTGCGGGGGCAGTTTCCCGCCCCCTATATTTTATTCAGCTTTTAAGGATGCCAGACACCGGGTAAGTTCAAGTTCAGCAATTGAACAACCCTTATTCTTATAACCTGAGCATCTATAAATTTGCCTGTAGCAGATTCAATACTAAAGGCAATTTCAGGCGTTGGGGCTATGTGGTATGTTCCGTAGGTTGTATCGCCTACACGGTATTGTGATCCATATAAATACACTGTTTGGGCTGCCGCCTTACAATCATCGAGAATTATTCCATGCTCATATCCGGCGGTTATTGTTGCCGCTCCCAGTGTATCAACGGTTACGGCGAAAGTTTCAGCCCACCCTTGGTATAAGTACGTTGCAGAGGCAATGGTATTAATTGTTGCTGCCGATTCGTTTACTATCACTTCAATTGGAGCATTCCAATTAAATTTAGCAGCCAAAGCCGGGGTATAAAGCCTAAGAATACTGTCGGTGGCGGCTGCACTGGTATCGACAGTATAATAGCTTGTGGCTACAAGCCAATCCTGATTATCAACCGAAGATGTGGATATTGACCATGCCCCCATTTCAGCAACATCGGCAATAAGGACGGTAGCATTAAGACCAGCATAGGAGACGAGCATCAGGAGTATGAGTAAGATAGAGAATATGTTTTTACGCATAATTTGCTCCTTATGGTAACAGTTCAAGTAAACTGTGACGGGCAGGTTCGCCGACCTGGATACCGCACTTAGCGCTTACTTCATCAGTATAGTAACGTCTGTGTTCACGATCTTCACGACCATCTGGATCGAGCATGGTCTGTAGGCTAAAACGATCTTCCTTTCCAGCCCAGAAGCGGATTTTTAAACTATCAACATCCAGCACATAAGCAATTGCTCTGTTTTCTGTGATGTCGTAGGCATGGGTCAGGATGGGGGTTTCGATCAGTCTGGAAGTACCTAAAGATGATCTCAGAGTACCAATAGAATATCCAAACGTCATGTCTGCTCCGCCTTCACTGCTGAAATGTAGTTCACTTTCTTCCTGAGCCCACTTGTCAACTAATGCTCTGAATGCCTGGTTGCAGAAGATATAGGTGAGACCATTATCATTCCAGAGCCTTACTTTCTTACCATAAAACTCTTTCCAGTCATTCCAGGAAAATGTATTGTAATAACCCGATTCCGAGTTAATTGCAAAATTCTTGATGCCTTTTGTGAATGGGATACTGTCTGAACCGATAGTATTTAAACTACCACCAGCACCACGGAAGAAGGAAATTTCCATTCTTTCACGGACACGCTTCATGGCACGGGCAATTTCTACCTTGCGCTTGTTTCCCATGATACGCCGTTTCACATTAGCAGCAGATTCGGATACCTTGGTGTATTCAGTGAAATCCATAACATAGTTATAGAAATTCTCATCCTGTTTGCTGGAAATATAATGAGCTACGTTAGCAATATCACCCCATCCGTCTTTAATGGAAGTTGCATCTACATACAGCTTATGACCTACATGGGCACTGACTACTACTTCCGATGTGGAGGTTGAATCCGGGTTGATTTTGTATGCAGTGAACTGATAATCAGTAAGGGGAGAACCATCTGATGCGTAAGTTGTATAGATATAAAAGTTCTCACCAGAAGTCAGATCATACAACACATTTGATTTTGACAGCTTGAGGTAATCATCAGAGCTTACGGTGAATGTAGATGCTGCCCCTTCCACGGCTGCGGTATTTGCGGTGATGGTTACATATCGAGGACGTTCCTTGAAGGAAGTCCAGTTAAATTTATAGTCATCTGTTTCTGCATGGGATTGAACATTTCCAAGCATAACAAGCAGACCTGTCAGGGAGGGTTCTTTTAGGAACAAGTCGTCACAATACTCATCCCAAAAAGAGTCCAGTATATTAGAGTTAAAAGACGATACCGTCCCAAACCCACCTGGTAAATAATCTCCACCAGACATATTCTATCTCCTATTTATTTGCGACAACCAGCGGAGGCTAATAAATTAGCTTATTTCTTTTTAGACTTCGCTCCACGGAATAAGTCGATGGTTTGAGAACTCTTCTCTTTCGTCTCAAGGTCATAAATTTCCTTAGAGAGAGCTTTGTTCTTATCACCGTCAGATTTGAAAACAAATCCGAGATCACCATCCATATCAAACTGATCAATGCCGTCTCGAATAACAGTGACTTTATCCCGATCTTCTTTTGCCTTTCTGGCTGCCTGGCCTTTGTCGATATTAGAATTGCTGGTCTTTAAAAAGACATCAACAATCTTCTCATTCACTTGATCAACACCGAGGTCAGAGGCAAAAAGCTTAATTTCGTCATAGGTGTAACCCTGGACAATAGCTTTTTCTGCTGCCTTTCGTTCCAGTGTGATTTTTTGCTCATTTTGAGAGTATTTTGACAGTTTAGCGTCCACCCGTGATTCCGCCATTGCGGAGGTCGCATTCATCTGAGCAAGAGACTTTTCCTCATCTTCTAAGGCAAGATACTCGTCCCAGGTCTTGACTCCGGCAGATTCGATAAGATAATCCTTCGTACTCTTCTTTTCTGGTTGTTTATCGACGGGTGGTCGATTTCCTCCAGCAAGTGCATCGAGTCTGAGGTTCATCTTTTCAATGCTATCCATAATAGCTTTATTACCTTCGTCAACTGGTGGCTTTTCAGCCTTTTCCCGGTCAATCTTCTTTTGCTCATTTGTCTTACGTGCTTCGTCCTGGGTTTTGACAATAGTGTTGTAAAGCGATTTGTTAAACTTGGTGTAAAAATCAGGGTTTTTCAGCGCTTCTTCTGGTTCTCCATCCACAAACTGTGCTGGAGCTACTTTCTCTCCTGGTTTAGGTGGACTGACAAGAACCTTATAGTCCTTACCTTCGTGGTTTACTTCAAGCTCAACGGGCTTTTTTTCTTCGCCTCCGCCGGGAGCTCCGTCTTCCACCTTGTCCATCAAGTGATTTTTGGGTACGTAGTTAAACATAAATCCTCCGTAGCCTTTGCGTTGCAGTGAGGCTCGCTTTTTTATATTCTCTGTGCTTACGCAGTGAGAGTTTTTTCATTATTTTCACGGGCAAGTTCATTTTGCACCATCTCATATAATTTATCAAATAAATCAGGTCTATCCTCAAGCTCTTTTGCTAAGGCATAAACCCGATCTTGCTTGCTTTTTAAATCAAGAACCTTTTCCGGGTCATCTAAATCCATTTTTTGAAGAGCAATCTCAATTGGTACATATCCTTTATCTAATAATCTTTCATATTTCTCTGCTCTCTGTGCTTTCAATTCTTCATTTCCAGCCTCATCCACAATCTTTACATAACAATTTGGTGCTGCTGCTATCATGCTCGTATCCAATGTTTCGTTTACCAGAAATTCTACACCAAAATATTCTTCTAAATATACATAATTTTTATATTCAGCAATAGAGTCCTTGGCTAATGTAAATAAGTTAGTTAATAAAAATAAATAAGGGTTAAAGTCTGATTTAGAACTATTGATATTATTAGCAGTTAATATATTAAGAGCCCTGCCCGACTGGTGGCTACCCTGCGCAAATCCATCCTGAATCGGGGTAGAAGAGGTACTTTCGGCAATCCATGACTCCAGTAGTCCGATAATGTTTTGCAGATCCGGACTTGAACCCGGAGGGGTTATAAAACCAACCGGCTTCTCAAGTTTTCCAGGAGTCTCAATAAATTCTTTATTAATTACAACCACCGTATCTTCATCGGGGTAACCATCTTTAAAATCTACCCAGTTATCTATACCGCTTTTAACTACATAGGGTAATGATTTCAGTTTTCTCAATGCAGCAACTAAGTGCATGGATAAAGTAGAATTTAATATATGTTGAGATTCCGCCTGACGGAAGGCATCACTGATCGGATAGCTGCTGTCGGGGTTAGGAACCCCAGGCATTAAGCAATAAGTTGATTTATCACCAATACACCGAGGGGGAGATATTTCGGTATCATACGACGGCAATAAAATGGTTTCATACCAGGCATTATATCTAATCATCTCAGGTTTAGTGACAGCCATCCCCTCTGGAAGGGACTCCCTGTCATCAAAATCCTCAACCTTTGACATCTTCTCTTCACCAACTTCTTTTCTAAGATCACTATCAAGCACATCATAACTTACACCATCATTAAATACAGACTCTAATTTTCTGGTTTTGGTATAATGTGGTCTTAAATACTGGCAAATAACAACCTCTACGTAATTTGTGCTGGTATTATAAGTCCAGCCCTTTCTTGCTACGCCTCGCAAATAAGACTTTCCAGATTCAATCATTTTAATAACTTTTTCTACATCTCCCTTTATCGGAATAGCCCCTGATCGTAGCTTTTCAAAGAATTTGGTTTTTTCATAAGTCTTAATCTCAAAGAATTTATCAGCGTCTTTTAAATATTTATCAGAGCAATTGGGAGGCAGTAAAAAACAACGTGGGTCAACGGTTCTTACCTTTGGGATACCAGTTTTCCAGCCATCTCTTTCCTCATACTTATCCCACTCATATTTAACAACTCCGAAGCCGAGAAATGCTTTGTGCATCACGCTGTAGTCACAACTTCTAAGCATATCAAAAAATTCTATAGCGAAATTAACATTTTTTTCTAAAATATCCTGAGCAACTATAAATCGTTTAAGCCTGTTCTCTAAGGTAACATCTACCCTTGTTGCGAGTAATCGTGAGATTTTCTTATCTATTTTTTCCCAGGTAACATTCACCCATGCCTGCTCAGATTGAATATTACCAAACACACCGTGTTCAAGCCTTTCCTTCCAACATCTGATCCCAACATCCATCATTGCATCGGCGTTTGTTTCATCACGGTAGCTGACAAAATCAGTGAAATCCTGACAAAGTTTTACTGCATCAAAGCTCTGGCGTTCTTTTTTGGTTAAATATTCTCGAATTTCTCTTGTTATCACTGTTACCCCTTAGCTGATGCAAAAACGGAGGAATATAGTTAATTTTGTCAAGTTAATATTCACCCAGCCCCGCAATCAGGTCTTTCTTTTTCTTCTCACGACCCCTTCGTTTCTTCTGCATTGCGTTCTCCTCTTCTATTTCCTTGATCATTGTTTCAATGTTTTGCCTATCGCCTGCCAGATACCTTGTCAGGTCACCAAAATCCTTATATCTTGGCTCAAGCATTCCCGTCATAGTAGTAGCTTCACCCCATTTCATTTTGTAAGAATAATTTCTCATGCCATTCTTTATGTGATAACTTAAATCCCAATCCCAGATCACAAATTTAGAATGTTTATCTGGAAGGATAGTAGTCATAAGTTTTTCAACTAATTTATGACCATATAAAATTTCTGACTGTTGCGAGCCAGCAGCACTATACGACTTTACCCATTCACCACTAAGCCTGTATTCATTACCTAATTCTCTGTAACTATCCCATATCTTTTTCTTTCCCCTGCTCTGGACACAAAACCTTTTATCAAGTATTCTCCTGGCTACAGGTAATTGATCTTCCATGCCGAGGTATGATGATAATTCATATTCTCTTTGGATAATCCCTTCAAATATCTCGTTCTCGGATGGTGATTTATTAAATTCCCAGTAATTCTTATCATTATCAAAGGGGTAACTTGCCATAATTCCATATCTGCCATTCGGGTTTACAAACGCCCAGATCATAGCGTCTGGTCTGGAATCATGAGGGTCAATGACATGGATATAAATAGCATTCTTATCCGGCATAAACCAGAACTTTTCGCCTGCCAAATATGCTTTAAATATCTCTTTATCCACCTTTACAAGGTGTTCTTTCTCATCATATTGTTTGTAAACCATGCCATGATAATGGGTGGGTATCCCTTTCTCTCTGGCTTCTTTTTCATCCTCAGAATAAGTCCTGACCGTTTCCTCAATCTCTTCCTGTGGTCTAAAGCCCCGTTTTCCGAGCTCATTATCCTTGGAAGTTCCATAAATGGTTGCCGTAACTTTGGAATAGCCGGGTCGTCCTTCCCTGATCGCTTTCTCGATTTCGTCCATTGTGTATGCGGGGCAATAGATTGGTGTAAAATTCAAAAACATTATCAAACCATCACGACCCCTACCCTTTATCGCTTTCCACTGAGCGTCATAAGGGGGTTCATCTAATATTGCTACTGAGACATTTGTGGACTCGAACTGCTTTATATCCTGATCATAAGATTTGTATATTAATGACCAGTCATTTTCATCACCAGTATTTAAGCTCGCCAACTTCCTGCCATCGTAGTTGAAATTCCAGTTCTCATACCCCTTCAGGAAATATTTAAAGGTTTTCTCGATCAACTCACCCTTTTTTAATGCAGAGCTTTGTGAGCAGTACCAGATAGTCTTTTCCTTAAATGGGAATTTCCTGAATAATCCAAAATTGAACCAGGGAGAAGCGATCCCATAAAGCAAATTAACTGCTATTAAAACCGATAAATAGGTTTTCCCGATACCGTTTGCCGAAAAAGAAGAGGGCACGGCAATGATATTACCTTTATCCAGGCAATGAGCAAAGTTCCTGATGATTCTTTCATTATCACCCGTAGGAACATAGAATTTTGCCGGATAAGCCTCTGTCAGGTCGAACATGGCTTCTATCTCGGAAGCAACTATCGTATTGGCATTTTTTAATATAGCCTCATACTGAGCACGACTGGTTATTGCTGACTTTGCTAATATATCATTAGTTCTCCAGGGCTTAAAAACCTTTATGTATTCATCAAATTGTACTGGTAAATACTCTAAACCGGTTTGTACCTGATTACTCACCTATAACCTCCACATCGGTGTATTTTGTTATTTCAAGAGGTTTGGCGGATCCATCTGGGTTAAATGACTCCAACCCCAGCACGGGTATATTCTCCAGAGCATTGACGTCCCTTGAGTCTAAGCTGAAATCTTCCAGAAAGCCTGCTCCAGCCAGTTGAAGCATTAATCTTACAGCATCTTTATCGGGTTTGATATATCGTTCAAGGATTTCGGTTTTAACCGTTTTAGCATTAATCTGGATTGTTTTTGTTAGCTGAATTTTTCTACCGAGAGAGGCTTGCTTTAGTGCCGGAAGTAACTCATTACCAAAGAAATTGGTATTTATAACTTGTTCAAAAATGTCATTTACTATTCCCTCAACTACCTTGATCTCTTTTTTATGACGCCCCTCTCTAAATTTCTTATCCAGTAAAGGATATTTCTCAAATGAGGATGGATTAATTTCAAGGGATTCACATATCTGCTGTTTATCTAATCCTATTCCGCTTAAATCCTTTACGAGTTGGGCATAACCTACATCTATTTTTAATTTAGTTTCGGGGTCAATTTCCTCAACGATCAATTCGTATTCTTTAACTTCCGGATAGGTATCTTTAATATTGACCAATAATCGTAAATACTTATATCTAAACCTCGGAGGCATTATCTTAACACGATAATTCATTACATTGAGATTTGCTATTTTAAAGGATTCGGCAATTTCTTCTTTGGTGCTTATACCTTCTTCTACAAGGCGGTTGATATAATCATATAGCTCCTCGTCCTTAATCACAAATAGAAGCCCGGCGTAGATAGTAAGTGAATTGAATTTCCTGCCATTATACCTGCTGACTTTATCTCCGTCTGAGAGGTTGAGTAGCTCCTGTTTATACTTTCCTTTTAGCATAGCATAAAAGCTACGTTTAAATTCCGCCTTTATGTCCATTGATACCCCCTTTGCCTTTACAAATAAAAAAATCGTCATAATATAGTTATTTGTCAACCTATTTTTTTGTCATAAAAAAAGTTATCCACACTTATCCACAAGTTATCCACAAAGTTATTCGCAGGAGATTACATTTGTAAATATAGCAATTTATATATGTTACAAGCATTATTTTTGTTTGGAACGGGTTTTGCTCTTAATATAATTATTACTACTACTTTGTATTTATATAGTCTTTCTTTAATACTTATTATAAATAAAAGGAAAACTTATTTAAACTTTTATCTTGACTTATATTCCATTAAATTATTAATTTGTTTTCGATATTAGGAGGTGTGGAAGATGAAACTTAAACAGGTACTTACGATAATGGTTATTATTGCATTGGTGGTTTACATAGCAATACTTCATCATCGAGTTGATGTAGCGGAGAAAAGATTTAATTACCTTAATCAGAATATTAATATATTATCAGAGAAAATTGACACTCAAAACGTAAAACTGACAAAGGTACAATTTGATAACTGCGCAGAGGGGAGCGAGGTTAAGGTTGGGGATAAGTTTGAATTTAATGGATACGGTGTAACTGTGGTCAGGAGGGGGACAGTGGCATTACTACATGGAACTCTCGGTTATCATATTGATAAATTTAAAAGATGCTTTGTTTCTTTTGCAGAAAGAGTTTTTATTATTTGGGATAACAACCGCATGACAAATGTAGAGAAGGTGGTGGTATGAAAAAGACTATATTTATTATCCTGATGTTGGCTACGTTGATGCTGAGTGGAAGCTATGAGGTAACTGCGATTGACACGATAGTTGGCACTGAGGGTTATAGCGATTTCAAGTATGAGGCGGTCGAGGTTGATAGCACCCTACTCGACACGCTTAGTTATAGCATAGGTGCTGTGAGCAATTATTTTGATTTTTTGCCTGTAGATTATACAAATTATGTCTGTCACTTTGGAGAATATGAAATAGATTTTAACATAGAAGATGAATCCTTGACGATAGATGGGTTGCTGTACGAGAAACCGTCTAATCAGGAGTCTAATTCCGAAATAGACGAAATTATCCAGTATTATAAACTGTTCAAGCAGATTGAGACGTTAGATGCACGGATAGAGACATTGGAGCAGAAGATTGAGGTGTTGGAGCAAGCGGTTGAGAATGAGATATTTGAGCAACCTAAACATAACCCAAACATACAGAATTTGCCAATATATCCTAAAGATGAATTTTGGGAATGGAAGCAACTATACGGAATGAAATTTAACATGCCGATAGTTGACCCTGAATGGGAACGGTTTATGGAATGGAAAAAGAGACAGCTAAATCCAGAGAAGGTGACTATTGATACTGTATATACACTTGACGAGATTATAGCTGACTCATTATGTGTATTTGGTAAACTTGAAATGCTTCCCCCTACAGCACAGGGAACAACAGAATATCCAACTCCGTATAATTACCGTGATGATGATATTGACGCTATCTTAGACGAGCTAAGCGATATGTGGGAAGCGATAGATAAGATAAATAGGAGGTTGAAATGAAATGGGATGGCTATATTCACGTAAATGGCGAGTTAATCGTTAAAAGAGTGTGGAATGGAAGGTCATTAATTGATCAAGCTTCTCCATTTGTTAAAAAAATATTTTGAGCCAGTTGAAGCTAATAGTAGAGACGAAGCCTTTGATAAAATTTCCGACAGGGAGGCAGAAAGTGAACATGAGTCGCCATAACGAGCAGGTAATGTTTTCACACAAATACCTGTATCCCTACTTAAAGCAACACATTAAGAATCTCGATGATTTGACCGTGCTGGTTGTGGGTTGCGGGGAAGGCGGGGTAGTAGGTAATTTTCGCAGTCATGGAATTGAATGTGAGGGGCTGGAGATAAACGAAAAGCTGATAGAGGGTGACTTTGTAATGATCGGCGACATTACAGGAATGACCAGGGCGATACCGTTGTCAGCCGGAAAGGGGTATGACCTGATAATAATGCGTGATACCATTGAGCATATTCATGTTAAGTGGATGGCGTTTCATAATATAAGGTGTTTGTTAAACAATGGCGGTTATCTCTACATTACGTTTCCACCGAAACACTCGGCGTTTGCCGGACACCAGCAGAATTTGAAAACATTTCTCAGGTATATCCCCTTCGTGCATTTACTCCCACTGTGGCTGTTATCACTGTCTGGAGAGGAGGAAAGAAGGCTGTGGAAGGTCAAGAATACTTACATGGTTGGCATGAATATATCAAGGTTTAATACTCTCACAAAGAGGTTTAACTTTGTTCCAGTGATCAAAAATTACTTTATATCACGACCCGTATTCAGACTTAGATACGGGTTGCCCACTATCAGGGGCAATAAGCTGTTCTGTATGGGATGCGAGTTTCTGATGAAATTAGAAAACATGGAGGAAAAATGAAAGAATCTGAAAGAGCAAATTGGGAAGTCAAATGCACTCGGAGAATTAAAGTTCAGGAAGGGTTGGTTCTGCAAACATATCTTGATCAGAAAAACATCCCATCGTTTGGATATGGAACGAATCTAACTATCCCGTTCATCACGAAGGAAAGGGAGTTTATATTCTCTCATCTCTTTGACTCGATGGGTATAGCGAGTTTTCTATTTGATAGCAAATTTGATGCCTGTAAGCTGATTGTAGGTGGAATTTTAGAGAGACAATGCTCCCTGCTCCTTTCAGATATTCCAGATAACGCCAAAATTGCCTTAGTTGACATGGCGTACAATATGGGCGGAGGTGCTCTGGCTAAGTTTGCCAAGATGTTCAAGGCAATTCTTAGAGATAACTGGAATGGGGTCGCTGACGAGTGCCTGGACAGCATATATGGCAGGGATAAGTTCTCTAAAAACAGGGCTTCGTCAAATGCGGACTTGCTTAGAAGTTGTGCGGGATGATCTCAGAGGCTATCGAGATACTAAGAGAATACGAGCCAGAAGAGGGGTATTACCTCGCCATCTCCGCAGGGGGAAAGGACAGTATGATTTGTTATGATCTGTTAGAAAAAAGCGGAGTTAAGTTTGATGCCCATTACAACGTAACAACAATTGATCCCCCAGAGGCGCTTCGTCATCTGAAAAAGCATTATCCAAAAGTGATCTGGCATTATCCAATTTACAAAGGCAAACCAACCAATTATTACCAGTTGATCAGGCTAAAGGGATTGCCATTGAGGCAAATGAAATGGTGCTGTGAGGTATTGAAAGAGTACGGTGGCTTCGGAAGATTAATGATCGATGGGATAAGATCAGCGGAAAGCCTTAAACGATCACGAAGGGTTAAAAAAGAATACTTTCTAAATAAATACTATAAGAAAAAATACAAAGGGAAAAACGTGCCAGATGAAATTCTCGAAGAATTGGTAGCAAAGCAGAAAGCAAAATACGTTATCCATATCATATTTGAGTGGACAGACAAGGATGTCTGGGATTATATCAAGGCTGAGAAACTTCCATATTGTGAGCTATATGATCGGGGTTGGGAGCGAATAGGATGTATAGGTTGCCCTGAATCTCGCAAGAAAGACATTGCCAGAGCGTTTAATACCTATCCAATAATAAAAAGGAATATCATCAAAGCAATTCAGCGCACGATGGATATTGGAAGGTATTATTTAGAGTTTAACGATGCCGAAGATGTATTTAATTGGTGGATAAGCAAAAAAAGTGTTGTTGATTACTTTGCGGATAAATTACAGATCAAACTGGATATATAGAAGGAGAATTATATGTCATCAATAAAGGAACTCTACGAAGAATTGAAAACAATGGTGGGCAAAGAAGAGGTTGACCGTAAGCTTCGTAATTGGTTAATGAACTACAGGCGTAATCTCAAAAAACCAGCCATAACGGCAGGCAAAAAGAAGTTCCAGAAAGAGTGTCAGGAGGTACTGGCTCACCTTAATTCCTTAATGGATACCAGATATACTTTGACCGATACTTATGCTACAATGATCGTTTATTGGCTCAAGCTGGGAAAGACCGTGAGTGACTTCAAGATAGTCCATTATAAAAAATATGCTCAATGGTATAACAATGACGATATGCGCCAGTACATCAGACCTTCCACACTGTACCGGAAGTCGAACTTTGATCAATATCTACAGTCCTATTATGCGGATCAGGCTCATAAACCAGGGCAGGGCGAAAGCGGATCTACTAAACCATTACCAGAAGTAAAACAAGCCGACAGCCCAGAACGGCACAAAGAGCTTATGAAGAAATTTGAAGGGGTAAAGAAAAGACAGCTTGAAAACAGGAAGGAAGAGGATGATAGGTTGCGTAAGAGAGAAAAACACCGATACAATGTGCTGGATCAAATCAAGAGATTAGAGAAGGAAAAAGACATGAAAGAAATAATTGGTGATAAATAAACTTGACATAGAATTTGGTTTAGAGAGGATAAGCATCCTCCTTATATAAAGGGCTGGCAGGTTTTTGATATCCCCTGCCAGCCTCTTTTTATCTAAAAAGGTTTCTCATCACCCACTGTTCTTAAAACGGTGTCTTTGATAAGCATTTTAACCGCTTCTTCTTTGGTTTCATCTAACACTAACACCTCAAAGAGTTCCTTGAGCATTTTAGGGTTATTTCCAAAGCGATAGTCCTTTATGCGATCAGATTCGGGTCTAAATTTGTTTCCATCTGAGTACAGATTAAACAACAGCAAGGTATTCCATTTATCAATGATATAGGCAAACATATGCGCATTGAACTCTTTATCTGCCTCACTCGCCCCCATAATATGACAATAAAGATGCCAGATTTCGTGGTACAGGGTGTTGAACATATCTCTTCTGGTGCGATCCATAATGGTATTCTGATTGTCTTTTATGAACTCATATTTTTTGGAAATATATATCTTCTCTTCCGGGAATCTGATAATCCCGTTCATCACGTCGTCCTTAAGCATTACATAATCAACTAATTCTACATTGTATTTGACATTTGTGATAAACACCACACTCGGTATTTCATTCATATTTTCTCCTTATTTGTTAAAATAAAAGGGCTGGGTAGATTAAGTCCAGCCCGCTTTCTTTCGGTTTTGGCGTTAAGCCGCAACTTATAGATGTGAGATTAATACGCCAATAATTAATTTAGCAGTAACCCTGTCAAGAAATCCTCATCGGCATGACGTAATGCCTGACAGTGATCACACCGGGCTCTTGATCATCAGTGTAATGATTTGTGATCATTATGGGGTTGTGGCGTTTGCTATTGCTCACATAAACCTTGGCAAAATCCGTATTTACCCTGCGGAGAGCAGTTTTAAGGAATTTACCTCTTGCTGCCAGTTCGATATTTTTACCTTCATAGAAATGAAATGCCGGATCAAGTTCAATGTGGCTTCTGCCTTCGTCAAGACTACTGGCGGATACGGAGCATTCGGTTTCGTCCAGCTTCAAAACGATCCTGCCAGTGGCTTTGTCCATAACCTCTGCCGTCTCGATCGCTTTGATCAGTAATCTGACATCGCTGGTTAAAAGCTTATCACTCGATTCAGGCAGTTTACTGAGGGTTTTTCTCGGATATTCCCCTTCAAACAAATTGCACGTTACCTGGAGATTTCCGCAACGGTATTCAATCTTATTGCCCAAGACATGAAGAGTTCCGGTTGTCTCTTCCCCTTTCGGGAGATTACTGATCGCTTTCAAAAATAATGGAGGACAGGTAATATCCACCGGATTTACAGCAAAATCACTTTGAGTGATCTCCATTTCCAGCATAGAAATCATAATCCCGTTGGTAGCCAGCCCCTTAAGGTTTTCACCTATTTGCAGGTTTATACCACATAGCTGAGGACGCATTGGGTCTGTTGACGCTGCATGGCATAATTGATCAGCCAGAGCCTCGGCTTTGAAGTTAAGAAGGGGAACAAAAGGAGCTCCGGTTAGCGCATCAAAATTCGGGAAATGGGAATGATCTCGGTTGAAAATCTGATACTCGGCGTTGTGTATTGAGATCGTAATGGACTCATTGTCTTGAGCATTGAATTCAATATCAGATACAGGAACCTTGCCAAAGAAATTGAGCAGCATATTTGCGGGGAAAAGGATTTTTCCACTTTCTCCCACTTCCGCTTCTACGCAATATCTGACAAATACATTGCCATCACTTCCAATAACCGCAACCTCACCCAGTGACTCATTGGCTTCAAAAAGAACATTGGTGAGAACCGGCATGGAGCTAAACTTTCTGGGTACTATGCTTTTACAGATTTCGGTCGCTACCTCTCGCAGCTTTTTGTTAAACTTAAAATTCATAAATCCTCCTTGTTTGATTTAGAATGTTATATCACTATCTTCATCACTGGGCGGGGTATCTACTTCTTCTTCACCGCCCGGCGTTTCATCGATCATTTCACCGGGGTCAACTTTCCAGTAAAATACTACATTGTTGAATAAATACCTGTTCTGCCCCGACTTTCTATCAACCCAGGATTTAGGTCTCATTTCCGTGAAAACCTTTACCAGCGAGCCTATTGGGGTGCTCATTAAGCATTGCTTAAAATAATCGTTCTCGCAGGTTACTGTAAAATAAGCTACGTTGACATATCCCTTGGATGATGTTTCGACCTTTAGTGATCCTTTGGCATATTTATCATTGACATTACCCCTGCTTACCAATATCCCCGTGACTTCGGAATGACTGGTGTAAAATAGTCTCTGGACAAACAATTTAGCCTTCTTGTAAGTCTTTGATCAGGTCTTTACCTTTATCGGTGAGCTTATATCTGTAAGAATAATATTCACCGCATTTCTCCATTAAGTTCTTTGAAATACACCATCTGAGCGTAGTATAACAGGTTTGTGGCGTTACTTCCAACGCCTTAGCCCATTCCTCCATACTTACTCCAGCACCGTCGGGATTCTTTTTCTGTAAGTCGTTAAACGCTTTCAGGTACGTGGTCTTTTTGTTGGTTAATCCTACAATAACTTTCATATTATCTTCTCCTTTATTGCTACGTACTTTTTCAATCGCTGAACCAGGTCTTTATAGTCCTGATACTGCTTGGTTTTCAACACCTTCGTGAAATAGCCATCTCTCTCTTTCAGGAAATTGACTATATTATCACGGTGTCCCAGAACAACTTCCGAACTCGCTTTGGGTAACAGTTTCCGAGCCTCCACAAACGGGTTAAAGTCCTGAGCATTAGCAATTGAGAACGGGAGTGTCAGATATTCCATGCAGATCAGAAATGCCCTGTCAAATATCTCCAGCTTCAACGCTATCTCGAACATGCTCAGATTAATACTCAGGATTGATGTGAGGGCTATACTCCGTAATACACCCAAGTCATGTTTTATCCCATTAACTTCAACTATGAGTCCATCAAACATCTTCCCGATCAACGCATCCTGTTTGCCTTTTATTGCTCTTCCTTGAGCATCATATAACTCTGCCATTTCAACTCCTTATTCTTTCTAATAAATCATTAGCTCTTTCAATTATAGCTTCCGGGAACACTTCGAGTGTGCGAATGTGCAATATGGTTCCCTCCTCTCTATGGTAAAATTTATAGTGCCTGGTAGAGACAATGTGGCTGTCATCGGTAAATGCGATCTTGTTCAAAGCATCGAAAATCACCTTGGATAAATTATCACAATCGGGCTTACTTGTTCTCATTGTTTCCCCGGACAGTTTTCTCCTGCCGGACGCAGTTGGTTTGCCGGTTTTCTTATTGACGTCAGAAGCACCGAGAGCATACATCGAATATACATCCACCCAGAAAGCATCTCCTTCCAACATGGTTTTGTAATCCTTCATATAGGAGATTTTGACCTTCTTCTTAAACTCCGTGGTCTCTTTAGGGGTATATTGCGTGGTCTGAATAATCGGTTTGACTTTACCCCTTGATGCCAGTAATGCTCTCAAATTTACAAGGAATGAGCTCGTCCTGTACCTTCCCTGCGGAACGGGCTTACCTGGAATCCAGATTAAAACTTCTTTTATAGCTTCTTTCATAATAACATATCGCTCGGATCACCCATATCGTGACCGGATTTATCAAAACAGTGCCCCTTTATTAAATCCATCCCCTCTATCAATTTCTGCGTTTCCTCAAGCGTAGTGCTGAGAACCTTGAACTTAGGCATCCAGATATAAGGGTTGTCTTTCCATGAACAACCTTCTTTCTTGGCGTTGATCGAGTCCCAGAGAGACACAAAGCTCACTATGGGAGATTTAGTCACCGCCCTTATCCCGCTATAAAGTTTCCAAAAAGGGGTTTCTATTGACGACATGTGCATACCTATAGCCTTAATCCCCTCTGCGATGCACTCCTCATCGGTAATACTGCAAAATAACTATTGTCGGGAGTATTGTTATCCCAATCCTTATCATTGCCCCACTTTTTATTTTTACCCTTACCCATTACCATATTCCCAGCACCAATACCATACGGGGTGTCTATTATGGCTAACTCGTAGTGCTTATCAGGTATTTCTGCCATGAAATCCATGCAGTCACAATTAAATAACCTTACTTGATCTAACTCAAAATCAGGTTTCATACTCATTTCCCCTCCTTGTAAATTATCTTTCTGCCACATTTCGGGCAATACTCCATTCCGTTATCTTTAGGCGTGCCATCATTTAATGTCCAAATTAAATTACACTTAGAGCACCACCAATCATTATCAAACTCATCATCTTCATCTCTAAGATATTCACAGGTTTCAGGGTCAGGGTCGATAAAGGTGAGGTTCCATCTTTTACATGCAGCAATAAAATCTTTTTTTAGTAAAAATAAGTTATAATTACAGCCGATTACATTTGCACCGCTATTTTTGTCACATATAGTTAAACTATGATAAATTTTTACTACCTGCTTGTCACCTTGCTTATCATTAATAAACCCAACTATTATTTTGTCAAAACCATGATTAAATATAATATCTTTCAGCTTCTCATAATCCTTCGACACTTTATAACCGAACTTTTTCATTTCCCAACTACTTTGATAACTTTATCATATTTTATTGTCCCACATTCCTTAACTCTATGAAATTTATTCGCATAAGGCATGAGTAGCTTTTGAACAATTCTGCCAGTTCTAGATTCCTTTCCATTTTGGTTTATAATATTCAGCCTGCAAATATGATAACAAAGCTGATATACTAACCTCATATCTGCTTTGAAATTAAAACTCCCGCACCATAACGGGAATGAAGAAAAATCAAAGTCTGCATAGCTCAGGTCTGCATATCTCAGGTTTGCATCTTTCAGGTCTGCATAGCTCAAGTCTGCATCGCTCAGGTCTGCACGGCTCAAGTTTGCATAGCTCAAGTTTGCATTTCTCAGGTCTGCATAGCTCAGGTCTGCATATCTCAGGTTTGCATCTTTCAGGTTTGCATCTTTCAGGTCTGCATAGCTCAAGTCTGCACCTCTCAGGTCTGCATAGCTCAGGTCTGCATAGCTCAAGTTTGCATTTCTCAGGTCTGCATAGCTCAAGTCTGCATGGCTCAAGTTTGCATAGCTCAAGTCTATCATTTCTTCCCTTGTCTCATTAAACTTATCTACATCCGTTTTTAATAATTCAATCCATTCTTGCTTTGTCATTTTCTACTCCTTCCGGTCATTGATACTGCATACTTCACGTACCTGCTTTTATCTCCGTTCTTGCTGACTGGTTTTCCTGGTATTTTGAATCGTTGTTTCATTTCGGACTCCTATATTCTTGCATAAAGAAATTATGATATTCAAGCCTTGTTATCAGCCTGTACCCACAAAAATAATATGGTATCTCTATTATATCAACACCAAATATGGAACGATACTTTGATGGCTCCGGCATTGTTATATTATTATCAATCTTTGCAAAATGGGTTTTGAAATACTTATTGAACCGAGTACTAACAAGCAAAACATATTGCCCTCTGCATTCAGAACTTAATAATTCCTTAATAGTCTCAACTACCTTTTCTACCTCATCAGTATAGTCCTTGCCGACTTCTTTAATATCACCAGTATAATGTGCATATAAATCAGCGAATAGCACCATCCTGTTAGGCTCTAGCTTTCTGAACAAAGGGGAGTCCTTTAGCTTTTTAAGCGTCTCAAGTAAATCAGAAACAATGGGTGTAAAGCCACCACTATCTTCTGCACCTCTCAGGTCTGCACCTCTCAGGTCTGCATAGCTCAGGTCTGCATATCTCAGGTTTGCATCTTTCAGGTCTGCATAGCTCAAGTCTGCATCGCTCAGGTCTGCACGGCTCAAGTTTGCACGGCTCAAGTTTGCATAGCTCAAGTTTGCATTTCTCAGGTCTGCATAGCTCAGGTCTGCATATCTCAGGTTTGCATCTTTCAGGTTTGCACCTCTCAGGTCTGCACCTCTCAAGTCTGCACCTCTCAGGTCTGCATAGCTCAGGTCTGCATAGCTCAAGTTTGCATTTCTCAGGTCTGCATAGCTCAAGTCTGCATCGCTCAGGTCTGCACGGCTCAGGTCTGCACGGCTCAAGTTTGCATAGCTCAAGTTTGCATTTCTCAGGTCTGCATCTTTCAGGTTTGCACCTCTCAGGTCTGCATAGCTCAGGTCTGCACCTCTCAGGTCTGCATAGCTCAGGTCTGCATAGCTCAAGTTTGCATTTCTCAGGTCTGCATAGCTCAAGTCTGCACCTCTCAGGTCTATCATTTCTTCCCTTGTCTCATTAAACATTTTCACATCAGTTTTTAGTAATTTAACCCATTCCTGTTTATTCATTTTTCTACTCCTTTATAAAACCACGTTATCTGCTGGCATCCAGCACGATACTAAATTAACATCGTAATGTCTTGAAGCGCCTCCAAAATAAACAGTATTTTTGCTAAATCTCATTCCAAGACATCTTGCATGTACTATGTCACGGTTACTAAGTTTAAGGATTACTTCATCCCTTATTTCTGGAGGATCAGTTTTAGTATCACACCACTGGGAATTGAATAGCTCTTCCATAAGTTGGACTTCATTTTCAGGGTGGATAACTCCCCATGTATCAGCACCAATATTTACACCCATACATGTAAATAAATTACATCTGCTATTAATCTGCATACTATATCTACTGTTTGCGACATGAATAACAGCTACTCCATCAACATTCTCTCTGGTAATAATGGTTGCTGTGCCAAAACCGGCTTCTCCAAACCATTTGCCTAATTTCTCATCAGAAACTATGCCTTCACTTAAATCATATTCTTTAATTATCATATTTTCTCCTTATTACTTGATTTAATAAACGGTAAATCGTTTGGTTCATATCTCATCATCTGATTAAGTAGATACCCATATTCAAATATATTAGTTTCTCCAGGAACCGGATATACCATTTCAACTTTCATTATCATACCTCCTTGTCGAACATATCCTTTTTCTTCAAGAGCTTCTATTTTATCAGAAAACTCTTTACTATCAACTGCTTGCACTAATTCATATTTCTTTAACATATTTTCTCCTACATTACCACGTTTTCAGCTGGTAACCAGCCGATAATATCCATTTTATCATATTCAGTATTAAACAATTCATCTTCTGCACTGCCAACAGCGAGATATTTCTTGTTTGTTTTCCAAAGAAAGCCAGTAATAATAAATATATTGTCATCATCTGAATATTTAATTATTACTTTTTCATTCTCATCTTCAGGTAATTCCACTTTCGGGTCTATCCACTGGGTTTCGAGGAGAATGTGGTTAGCTTCATTGTTGCGACACAGTCTGACTATATCACCTGATACAATTAGGACTATAATTCCATTGTTCCATATTTCAATAGCATATTTCCCCATAGTAACTGTAATTAATTCCTTAGCTCTGAAAACAACAATATTTTCATAAGGTGTAGTGCCAAGCAGAATACTCCATACTCTAATAGCCACATCATCTGCAACTCTTTTCTCACTCAAATCATAATTCTTCAGATACATCTTTTACTCCTTTGTTCTCCCACCCCTGGCACTCCTCAAAATGCGTAACTAAATGCTCACAATATCCGCATACTGGACATATAAATTTCACTTTCACACTTCCTCCTCTGTTATTTTTATTCCTGCAATCTTATTATCCATAATCACCTCCTATTTATCTGAACAAAAGATATTTCCACTTGAATATCAGTCAAGGAAAAACTTTAATTACTTGACAATATTTCCACAGAATATATTTCTCGCATCGCACTTCCCTATATCTGGTCTCTGGAATGACCACGGCGGGCGTCCTTTCTCCTCGTTGGGACGCCCGCTGATCTTTTATTAACCCCATTGTTCTGCCATAGCTTTAGCAATTCCCGGAAAGGTTTTTGACCTAAGCACCCCTCTGCCTTTTGATGGCGGTAACTTATTCCACCCACCGTCGGTTTGGTTAGACCACCGCTTTTTACCCTTTATAATTCGTGGTTCAACGTATGCTGTAGGTTTTAGCTTTGGAAGATTTTTTAGCCATAAACAGGTTGATTTACTTGCGTCATCCCCGAATTGATAAGGCTGAATGATTTGATCATATTTCCTTATGAGCTTTCTTGCATCGCCATGCTGAATCGGATTTTCCACCCCGATCTTATCAATGGGAGCATTTAACAACTTATTAAAAAAAATACAGGCATCAATAACCTCATCTCCAAGACTATACTTTCTTATATACCAAATAACTGAATTAGTTAGTCTTGTGCATGGCGGAAAAGCAATCATCATATCCCACCCATCGCCCAGGTGCTTCAAAACATCATCTTGAACATGCCACTCAGGATGCCCGCCTGAGCATGGCAGCAGATCACAAGAATATGCTTCATGTCCACGCTTACGCATTTCTATACAAACCGCTTGGCTTTCCTCGCAGGCTAATAGTATCTTCATATAATCCCCTTACCCTTTATAATCTTCCCATTTAACTGATTTAAAAATAGCTTTATTATTAACCCATCTGGCAAACCGTTTCTGATAGGTGTTTGATTTATTATAAGGCATTACGAAAGGTGAAATATCATATTCTTCCAATTTTTCCACTCTCATTAAATCCTGATCTACGGTAGAGTCAAACCCGATTAAGACATAGCACATAAGTTTATAAGGCTTTATGTATTTAACTATTTCTTTTATCTTTGGGATCATGTCATAATCTGGATCATCCCAGGCACAATGTATAACATTATGGTTGATCAATTTAACG